GTACCTAAGACGGAAACGATGATTCCTGAACCTAAAAGTCCTTACGCTATTAGTAAGTTGGACGGTGAATACTATCTCGATCTATATCAACGTGAAGGTAAATTAGAAACAGCCTCACTTCGGTTTTTTAATGTCTTCGGTCCTAGACAAGACCCTAAAGGAGCTTATGCGGCAGCAGTTCCAATTTTTATTGAAAAAGCGCTAAAAGGTGAGACAATTACTATTTTTGGAGACGGTCTCGCAACACGAGATTTTATTTTTGTCAAAGATATAGTTAGTGCTCTGACATTTGCTGCAGAAAACCCTATAAGTGGTGTTTTTAATGTTGGTTATGGGTCTGAAATAACTGTACTCGACCTTGCAAAGTCAATTATAGCAAAGACTGGTAGTACATCTAGTATTGCTCATTCACCAGAACGTACTGGTGATGTTCGCCATTCTCGTGCCTGTTCTAAAAAACTTCAAGATGCAGGTTGGAGACCAAAATATTCTCTTGATGAAGGGCTATCAATTACACTAGAACAGTTTGTGCTCTAAGCTACCGAGTGTTATAGTGATAAGTAGTGTTAATCAATAAATATTGAAGTGATAAGTTTAAAACTTACAGATATTGCTCCTACTAAACAGAAAGAAGCCTCACTAGACCAAGGTTTTCTATATAAAGATGTGTTGCTTGATCTAGAAAGTGGTTATACTTACAATAACCAGCTTAACGTAAAAGCAAAATTGAATGATGTTGTAGCTCTATTCGATCTTGATGCTGTAAAAAACAGCATTAAAACCTGTTTTCTAACATCACCTGGTCAGAAAATCTTATCACCTGAGTATGGTATTGATTTGAGACAATATCTATTTGAACCGATTACATCTGATACAGCTTTCTTCATTAGAGACGATATTTTTACTAATTTACCGCGGTTTGAACCACGTATTACAGTTAGAGGCGTAGTTGTTGAGCCTGATCCAGATAACAATCAATACAATATAACCCTACAGATTGATATACCATCGCTAAATATATATGGAATATCTCTAAAAAATACTCTTAACAGTACAGGCTACTACTAATTATGTCAAGACCAGAACAAAATATCGATTACAAACTACCTCAAGATGCATATGTATCCTTTGATGCTTTAACTCTTAAGGATTTTATAATTAAACGTCTTAATACTAACGAGAATTTTACTGATCAAATTTATGAAGGTAGTAATCTGTCATCTATTATTGACATTATTGCATATTCATATCATGTATTAATGTTTTATCTCAATACAACTGCTTCAGAGTCTACATTCTCACAAGCTACTTTGTATGAGAATATGAATAAGATTGTAAACCTTGTTGGTTACAAACCTACAGGTAAGCAGACATCGCTATGCACACTAAATGCGACAGCTACAAGCAACTTACCAGTAGGTAATTATACGATTCGTAAGTATTCATACTTTCTAGTAGATGATATTCAATACACCTTCTTAAAAGACTATAGCTTTTCTAAGACAACTACATCTTCTGAGCCTCTTAATGCTATCAATGATAATGTAGTGTTGTATCAAGGTACAGTTGAACAATATCCTGTGTATACAGCTACAGGTGACGAGTACGAAACTCTCCCAATCGTTGTAAACAATATAGTTGACACAGATACACTTAAGTTTATTTCAAATGGTACTGTTTCAGTATATGTGAAAGAAGTTGCAACTAACAAGTATTATCAATACAACGAAGTAAACAGTCTATACCTAGCTAATAGTACAGATAGAGTGTTTGATGTAAGACTTAACGAGAACGGTAATTACGAGGTTAAGTTTGGAAATGGTGTATTTGGTAAGAAGTTAGAAGAAGGTGATGAAGTTGTTATTTACTATATACTTAGCAATAATGTTGCTGGAGTGATTTCTAAAAACGCTATCAATGGTAATAAACTGTTCAACTATACTACAACTTTATTTGAAACTATATACACAGATACATCATCTGACCTTCAACGTACGATAGTTACTAACTCGTTGAGTGAAAACATTGAGTTTACTAACCCAAACAACTCTAGTGCAATTACGAGCGAAGAATCTGTGGATGAAATTAGAAAGAACGCTCCTAGTTTTGTTTCAAGCAATATTAGACTCGTAACATCTAATGATTATAAATCTTTCTTATCTAAAAATTTAACAGGTGTTGCGCAATCGATTTATATTGCAGCTAACAGTGAGTTTCTTGATGGCTATATAAACTATTTCTACAATATAAGCGTAGATCCAAACAAGGTAAACCGTGTTCTGCTAAACCAAGTTAATTTTGCTGATAGTTGTGACTTTAACAATATAAATGTGTTTGTAGTTCCTAGTTTCAATGTTGTAACAGATAGTCAAACACCTGAATATCTTTCAACAGCTTTTAAGAGTTTAATTGTTGATCTTACTAAAGATATAAAGATGATTAGTCATGAAGTTGTTCCTAGAGATCCAGTTTATGTTACCTATAGAATAGGTTTTTCGAACAAACCAACACTCCAACCAAATATTGCAGAACAATGTAAGCTCGTTGTTGTTCGTGAAAACACAAATAAGATACAAAAAGACACAATACGTGGTAGAGTTGTGAATGTCTTCAAGGATTTCTTTGAGCCTTCTAATAATCAACTAGGTCAAAATATCAGTTTAAGTAAATTAACATCGGATATTCTAAGTATTGACGGTGTAAAGTACATATATACTGTTAATACCGCAGAAAATATAAGATTTAATGGTGTTTCTCTTATCGGGTGGAATCCAAATTATCCAAATGATGATATCTCAATACTCAACCAAGATACTCAACTTCAATTCTTTAAGTTTCCGTATCTAGACTATCCTCAAACAATTAGTAACTATATAGACGTAATCGATGAGTAATATTGGCACAACAGGTTACTATGATTTTAACATAAAGGACTATACAGGTAGTACTTCGACGCTATCATCATACAACCTTAACACTACACCTGTTCAATTTGTACCAGTTGAACTATCGACTGTAGATACACTCACTCGTTTTGTGTGGTCCACTGGGGATGGCACTTTTCTTGATGAATACTCACCTGTATATACATACAAAAAGCCTGGACTATACACAGTAACACTAACTGTTTATAAGTCTGACTTAGGTGCAGCTAGATCTAGTGTTACAAAGACTATATTAATCAAAGACTATATTGAAGATAACTTTATAGTTGAATGCAGTTCACTCAATCTCACAGCAGGTAGGATAAGTAACCCACTTAATATAACTCAGTCGTTGCCAATTCGACTATTTGATCGTAAAGAGCAAGAACAACCAACGGTAGAGCGTAAGCCTGTAGGTTTTTTACCTAAGAGCTTTCAAACTATAAAAACAGTAGTACCTATCGATCAACCTAAACCAGCAACGATATTTTTAGACCCTACAGCCGACGAGCTTAAGCGTGTATCTACTATACAGTATAGAGCTAGTGGGTGCAACTCCGTAAATTACTTCTATTTACCAGACAATTTATACAATCATTTGGAGTTGTATAATAGTTTGTTATCTCGTACATATGTTGATTCAATTTCAACATACGATCTTCAACAAATCTCAAATATACAACTTCCTCTAACTGCAGTATATGTAGAGTTAAGTGGGGGTAGATTAGTACAGTCTTATGAATACAATACTAATAAGGAGCTTGTCGGCTACCACGGGAGCGGTACAGTATATTATAGGGACGATGTACCTACTGAACTGTTTAACATCTCGTTTACTAGAAATAGTGACAGTACATCTAATCCATTAAATGTATCTCTTTCTGGCAGTGTAGTATCAAATACACCGACAAAAATTGTTATAACATCCAACGGTATAACTGGTGATGGCTATCCAAATAACATATTTAACATAGATAGAAACAAGTTTGCAAATACTAATATACACTTTGTTGCGTGTCTCACAGATGCCGACGGTAATAAAGTAAAAACTGCAAGTAGTATTCTATATCCAGGTGATATGACATTTGCGTTGGTTGGGGATAATGTTCAATCAACAAGTTATACTATTAGTAGTTTACAATCAACCTTGTCATCACTATCTGCTGGTGGCTATTTTAGAGGGTACCTTACATACTTCGGTTCACTTTCGAGTCCATTAACAAGTGTATATTTGAGTGCAGCGTATCTAGACACTCTTAACACCGAATTAGGTGAAATAATAACAACTGAAGACCTACTATCACTGACTGTTGATACCGGGTTGAGTGCTAATTCTTCTGTGTTCAATATCTACCCTTCTAACTACTACAAGCTAGTTAAAACGAACGAGGATTTTGATTCCGAACAGATGTTTAAGAGTCTTATCTTCCAAGAAACACTCATGGATAAGCCGATGTTTTTTGAAGAGTTTTTGGGTACGATTTTTGGTAACGCTACTGTTGATACTGAAGCTTTAG